CTAATGTTAGACAAATTTAAGGTCATCTAGCAACAAGTTGTGCAAAATTACACTTTTTGCCTCTCTTTATGATAGTAGAAGGATAAATTGAGAGATTTGTTGCTTAAATTTGTTAGTCTAAAGGGGGGAGTCTAGTATGGGTAAGGAGTTTCTCGTAGGCAAAAACGAACTTATGGATTTATTACTCAATCAGCATTTGACAATAAAACAAACTGCGCAGAAACTTGAGGTTACTGAGAAAACAGTGCGCAAATATGCCAACATCTATGCCATTGATGCTAGACTTTGGTGGAAACACCAGCAGATTGTCTGCCCTGAATGCAATTCATTGATAGACCCTGACTGCGAATTAGATGAGCAGACTAGAAAGCGCCTTTTGAAAAAAGGGCATGTAGTCTGCGAAGATTGTAAAAAACGGATACGGCGCGAAAAAGACGCTGCCAGAAAAAGAGATAAAAGGGCCCAAAACCGCGAAGAATATAATGCTTATCAAAGAGAATTAATGCGCAAAATCAGAGCAGAGAAAAAGAAGAAAGGAGAAACCGCAGATGAATGATGAGGAAAAAACTCAGGTTCCTGCGGTAGCCCAAGAAACATCACTTGCTGAAGGGCCAGAATATCCATGGCTTAAGTTATCTCAAAAAGTGCAGAAGACCAAGCATGGTCTTTTTGCCAATATTCCAATCATCTGCAAGGCCGATCAGTGTCCATACAAAGAAACTTGCGCAGCATATGTCGCAGATATGGCTCCAGAAGGCGAGCCATGTGTTGTCGAGATTGCTTTGCTTTTAAAGTTATATGATGATTATACTAAAGAATTAAAAATAGATACAAGCCAGATCATCAATCTTGGATTGGTTAAGACTCTAATTGATGCCGAGATTACCATTAACAGATGCAATGCTATTCTTGCCAGAGACGCGGACATTCTACAAGATACACCGATAGGAATGACTCCGCAGGGGAGAGTTGTAACAAAAGTTGATGCGCATCCTGCTCTGGCGATCAGAGACAAAGCATATGCACAAAGAAACAACGCCTATTCTTTGCTCAACTCTACACCTAAAGACAAAGCCAAGACTGAGGCAGCTATTCTGATTGATCCTAGTACCTACGCTACCAGAATTCTGCAAAGATCTATGAAGCTTAAGAGAGAAAAAGAAGAGCTTGAAAGGAAGACCATTGATGTTGAAGCGAAACCCGCGAGGGATGACAGTTAAAATAGCTCATCAGCCGGTAGATATATGCCCGCTTTGTGAAGAAATGATTGATGGTCGAAACAGAAAGCAAAACACAAAAGTGGTCGCTAATGGACGACTGCTATTTTATGCTCATAAAAAGTGCGTTAGTGGGTTAAATGATTTTATAAGAATGATGCAAGAGGTGTTGTAGAACATGGCAAGCTCTGGTCGGACCCAATATGTTAATAAATATCTTGCCAGACTTGGCGGCGTCACAAAACATGGCACAAAAGACCTGTCAGGAACCATTTCTCATTACCTCAGAGGGGCCGACAGAGTTATGTTTACCAAAACACGGCATGACCTGTCCAACATTCTAGGAAGAAGGCCCAAACCATGGTTGGCTGGGTCTCTTGCATTTGCCGCTCTCGTTTCAGGATGGGGCGCTGGTGAGGATATGGTAGAAAGCATGAACATTCAGCCTCAACAAGAGCCCTCGATAGGTATTCTTGGCGAAACGCCCGTTCCTGAATTTATTGCCCCTGTATCTCCCAATCTTCCAAATTCAATGACTTTTGATGGCATACCAAATATGGCAAGCGATCTCAATTCTACAGGTATAGTTCAGGCTCTACATAATAACAGGCATGGGTGATAAAAATGTCAGCAATAGGTAAAGTTGTAGGCGGAAAACGTAATTTCGGTATCGGTAATTTTGTTACTGATGCTGCTTTGGGATCCGTTGGCTATACTTTGATGGGAAATGACTTGCCGACTTCGTTAGTCAAAGGGCTAGGAGAATCAGTTATGTGGAATGCGATTGGCCCTGTCGGAAATATCTACCTGTTAGGACAGTTAGGCGTTACCGGCGTGAGCACTCTATATAATATGGCAGAAAGAAAGTGGGCAAGAATAGTTGATCGTAATTATGCCACAAGTCGTATTGGAGGAGGCTATGTAGATACCCAACATGCCTTGACTCAAAGACAAGCAGCTGTAAGAGCTATTCAGCAGGCTAGGATAAATGGGAGACAAGTACTTGGTAACGAAGCAAGTTTGTTACATAGATAATGGGAGGGTGATTTAGGATGAATATTCCGCTTGGTGGAACTATCAAAAAAGTATTCAATAGAATGGATGGAATTGCTCTTACACAAGGTCTAAGAGATATGTACGATCCTACTAAGCTTGCAATGCTAAGAAGAACAATGAGAGCTGCCGGAGGAATTGCAACGGAAACTGGGAGAGATATAGCTGTAAACTATGCTTTTGGAATGGGTAGAGCTGCTGGAAGCGCAATACTGAGAAATGCAGGCTATGGTGCAGCAGCTGGAGCTGTATACGGAGCCTTAGATGAAGATACTTCAATCCTCGGTGGAGCACTTAGAGGAGCGGTTATGGGCGGTGTCGGTACAGGCATTTATTCAACTGCCAGATCAACTGGTATTGCGGTAAGGGCACTGAGAGGTCTATAAGGAGGCATTGTTGATATGTCAGGATTTTTAAATAGTGGTCTTACAAAGATCATTAATGAAATAAAATCAATAGACCCACAACCGATTCTTACGCTTGCCAGAAGTAAGGCAGTATTAGGCGCAGGTATTGGAGCTGCTGGTGGAGCAGGACTTGCTGCTATCAGAGGAGAAGACTTTGGCGGAATTGTCGGAGGAGGTTTTAGGGGTGCCATCCGCGGAGGTATTATCGGTGGTGCCTATGGTGCTTACAAAGGACTCAGACCTCAATGGGGTAGCATCAGAGCAGGAATTGGAGCAACCGGAAGCGATGTTGTTGATACAGCAATGGCTGCAGCTACTGTTTCAGCTGGAACTGCTGCGCCCATGTCTACAGCATTAGCTCTTGTTCCTGGACAAGGAGCAATCAGTGGCAACGTAATATCGCGACACAATATGGCAGAAGAATTAAGAGCTGCTAATAGAGCAAAAGCAGCAATGATGCTTAAGCCAACTGCAATAAATAACAGTAACTATAATAAAGTTCTGCTATAAGGAATGATGCTAATGGCTTTATATACACAGCCTATTAATGCAATCCGTGGTATCCAAGGCAGTTCTTTGGCAGCATTAGCAGATGAAACCTTCCAAAATTCCTTACATGTGATCAGATCGCTGAATGATACAATCAGAACACAAAGAAAACTTAAAGCATTAGGGCTTTTTAATGACCACATTGATTCTGGTCAAATCATCAGAAGCCTCCAACAAATGCTAAAAAATAGATAGCCAGGGGGAGATAATAATGAGTGAAGATCTAGAGCTCTCTTATGAAGAGCAAGAGCTTCTAGAGATATTATCTGACCCTGTAAAGTTTGCGCAGCATCACTTTGGATGGGAGGCGTATCCTTATCAAGCAGAAGCTCTGCGTGATATGTACTACAGGAAGGTACTAAGATGGGGCAGACGTACAGGGAAGTCAGATATGCTAGCTGTATTTGTTTTATGGTATGCTTTCACGCATGGCGAGGATCCTGATGATCCTAGGGTGAGACCTGCTGTTTGTTTGGTTGCAACTCCTTATGAAAGCCAAGTTAAATTAATCTTTAAGAGAATTAGAGAGCTTATCTCTAAAAGTCCAGAAATACAACAAAGCATTGCCGTTAACCGTAAGAATCCTGAGTATATTGAGTTTAAAAACAAAGCAACTATCGCTGGTTTTACCGCTGGTACTAAATCTGGCGCTGGTGCTGGCAATATGCGCGGCCAATATGCTGACTGGATTATCGTTGACGAGATGGACTATATGACAGATGATGATGTCACAGCTATCTTTGCTATCGCATCAGATAAGAATAGACCAGATTATTTGCCTCCTATTGGGTTGATGATTTCTTCAACACCTAACGGAAGGCGCGGCAAATTCTACGAATTTTGTTTCTTGCCAGGAACCAGAATAGCGACTCCTGAAGGACTCAAAAATATTGAGGACTTTAAAGTAGGAGACAAGCTATATGGAATCTTTGGCAATATTGAAACAGTGAGCCATTGTTTTGTTCGTCAAACAACAGAAGATATTTTGGAATTAAAGCTTCACCATCTATATACTTCGATCAAAGGTACTCCAAATCATCCTATTAAGACATTAAGTGGATGGAAGGAGCTTGGCAAATTAACTTGCAATGATTATGTTTTAATTCCTCATTCTAAGTTCTTCGACACTACAAGGCCATCAGTAGATATTGATCTTTCTGGCAAAGAACAATTCAGATATAACATAGCTACCGAAGATGGCAAGATTGCTGATATAGCTAAAAAATATGGAGTAGATAGAGGAACAGTATCTTCCATTAAGAAAAACTTCGGTTTATATGGCAAACTAGGTCTTCTTGACAAACGTAAACGGGACAATATAAACAAAGCTCAATATATAATAGACAACATTCCTGTTACAAAAGAATTGTTAGAATTGGCAGGATATTATCTTGCCGAAGGCAGCATATATCAATATCATAAATACAAATATATATCAGGATTCAATATAACATTTGCTGGTCACGAGCTAGAAAAAGCTTTAAGATGCAAACAATTAATAAAAGAATTGTTTGATAAAAATGCTGTTATTGAAGACAGACGGCACATCAATAATGTCTATAATGTCAAAGTCAATAACGGTGTTCTAGGAATAGTTTTTAAGACTCTCTTTGGCGAGAGAGAAAATAAACATATCCCATCGTTTATGCTAGGCGACAAAGATGAGCTTGTTTTGTTCAATGCGCTTGTATCTGGCGATGGGTACACCAGAGAAGACGGATCTATTGTTATTAATCTCACAGCTAAGCGCGTCATTGAGCAAGTTTATGATATGCTTATCAGAAATGGTAAGGCATATTCAATATCCTATAGTGCGTCAGAAGGCAAAAGAGACTTTCTTACTCTTTATGAACTAAAAGATAATAAGCACTATAAGTGGCATAATGGCGAATTATATCTTAATGTTAAGAGTATAACAAAAGCATTAGATGGGCGTAACATTCATACTGTTTACAATCTTGAGACGGATGCTACTCACACATATGTTGCTGAATTTATGGCTGTTCATAACTGCATGAATGCACAAGATAATGTCCTTGAGGTGCCTCCTGGCAAATATCATGGAACACATAAAGATGCCATATGGACAGAATATTATTATCCATCGCTGGCTAACCCTGGATGGCAGAAGCTAACAGACGAAGAACGAGAACAAGAGATTCGTCAATGGAAGCTTACGCTTGGCGAAGTCGGTTACGTACATGAAATTCTCGCTGAATTCGGCGTTGAAACTGTTGGTGTATTTAATAAGAACCACATCGACAGAGCTAAACGAGATTACAAATATAGCCAAACCGCAGTCGAAGGACCGGTACGGGTTATCGGAGTTGACTGGGATAAAGTTCAAGCAACACCTACCTTGTGTTGTTTGGAATGGTGCCCTGATGAGGAAAACGACTCTGGACAAAAAGGCATGTTTAAAGTAATCAATCGTATTTCAGTTCCAAAGGAAGAGTTTACTCTTGACGCCGGTGTACGACAAGTAGTCGAATGGAACAAAATCTATCAACCAGAATGGATATATGTTGACCGCGGATTTGGCGATTACCAAGTAGAAATGCTTCACAAGATGGGTAAGCTTGCTGGTAGCGATCCAACCAATTCAGCATACTTGTTGCATAAACGAGTGAAAGGAATTCACTTTGGAGAATATCGTGAAATCAGAGACCCCGGTACAGGAGAAATTGTAAAGAAGCCTATCAAGCCATGG